TTCGTTGTTCCTTCTCTAGCCAACGTGCGTATCTGCTTGTGTGTATGAACGCTTGGTAATCTGTTGGTAAGTAGTTGTTCATCTTTTATCCCCATTCCCTCGTAGTGTTCCTCGTTTCTGTCTGCTATGTAACTTCTCTAGGTTACTATAAGCTACGTTCTCCATGTCAACATTCAAGTCTCTACATAGTGCAGCTATATACCAGAGACAATCCCCTATCTCGTCAGCTATAGCCTCACGATCAAAGTCTCCATCCCTCATTATCTTCTTGACTTTGTTTGCTACCTCTCCTGCTTCAGCAGCTAGACCCAAGGCAGGGTAGATCACTGCGTGTTTCTTATCATAGATAGCTGTCGATGCAGCTTGCTGTTGATACTTGTCCATATCAAGAGGGTCTTGGTTGTAGTATTGAAAAGCATTTATATCGTCTAGAGTTATCACTGTTCTTGTTCCTTCCACTGTTTTATCTCAACGTCCAAATAAAAGTAATCATTCGTGTTGATAGTACCATCGTCCACCAACTTTCTTATGATTGCTTCCTCGTCTAAATCATTTTGTTCCATCAATAACTTTAGTCCGTAGTTATTGACAAGAGCTTCTATCTTACTATCGTGGTCAAACATTGTCAAGCCTTAATGTATCCAAAGGGAAGTTTCTTTTTCGTGAAGTATAGGTGTAGTTGCTTGCTTAAGCTTATTCATAAAGTTGTAAGCAGTGTTAAAGTCTTTGAACTCTAACTCTTCATCAAAGACTAGACCCTTTTCTTCAATCATACACAGTAGTATCCATTTATCTCCTTGGTCTATTGGGCCTTCGAGATATTGATGTACTTTAACTTGCATTTTTCATCCCTTCAATATGGAAGTATAGTATGTTATCATTAGTACTAGACAATATAGGAGTCATGTTAGAGTACCTCGTTCAAGCGTATCTTCTTTTTTGTCTCTTTTATCCAGTCATGTGGTATTACTTCTTTAGCAAATAAGAACCCATAGTAATCACACCAGTCTGCGTAGGTACTCTTTGCACCCTTGTTTAATCTCTGGTAAGGATTACTAAAGACAAACCTTACGTCAAGCTCAGGGTGTATCTCTTGTATCCACTTGTGCTTGTTCCTATCAGGTAAAGTAAACCTACCCTTAGTCTCTACTATGATACCGTTGGGTAGTATAAAGTCAGGAGTATACTTCCTTACTCTCATGTCACGCCACTGTACCTTTAGTGTCTCGTACTCAAACTTGACACGTTTCTTTGTAAGGTACTTAGCGTTGCGTTCTTCTAGTCCTGACCTGAATCTGTGAACTTGGGTGGTTGCCATATCTGTTCTTCTTCTCTTCTTAACCAAAGTAATCTACCATTCTCGATGACTCTATCTTCATCACCACCGTAAGCTCTGACACATTCTTCATACAACTCCTGCTCTGTCTTACAGTCAGCAAGTATCTTATCAGCTTTCTTAGGACCAACGCCATAGATACCTTGTATGTTATCTGCTGAGTCGCCTGTCAGTATCTGCTTGTAAAAGAACTTGAGTCCACCAAACTCTTCTACTGTCTGCCATGATCTTTTGTGTGGGTTGTAGTGTGTGCATGGTAGCTGTAACATATCCTTGTCTATTGATATGACAATCCTGTCAGGGTTAGACCAGATACCTATAAGGTCATCAGCCTCTTCATCCTTGGACACAATAGCTTTCCAATTATCAATCATATGCTGTCTAATACCACCAAGGTGTACAGGCTTCTCTTGCTTCCTGTTGCCTTTGTATTCTCTGGTGACAGCAATCTTCTTTCTGAAGTTACCTTTACCTGTCAGGAATATCTGATACTTGTCATCAGTTACTTCCCACAGTACTGCCTCAAGTGCAGTCTCTAGTAGCTCATCAATCTTTTCTACTGCTGCTTGTGTCTCTTCATCTGCACAGGAGAAAGCTGCACGATAAGCAAACGGATCACCATCAACCAGTATTTGCAAGTTGTCGTTCTTTTGCACGTTGCCGTTCCTTCTCTGTCATTGGCCTAAGTATATCGTCACTATAGTCCACTATGATTCCTGTGTTCCACTTACTACGTTCTATCTCTGCTGCTTCAAAAGTATCGAACAGCTTTGGTTTGTAACCCTCTGTAGTATTACAAGGCCACTCTTCAGGTACGTAGTTGTAGTCTTCATCTGTATCGAACATAATCATTACTGCGTATTTCATATCTAGTCCTTAGTGTAAGTATTGAACTACTTGGGCTGCTACTAAAAAGAAAATTATCATAGCTACCCACATCAGTGCTAACTCTTTCATGGGAGAAAAAGGACAGGGCCGAAGCCCTGCCAGTTACAACGAAAGGAGTACATGGGTTGTTACCAACGATCCTCTTCAGCCATTTCTACAAATGGTACGTGTTCGAGGATGCCGACTTTCTCTAATCTAACTGAGGCAGTAGCACCTTCCCCATAGATAGAGACCTTAACCTTGGCCTTAGTGCCGTTACCAAGAGCACCGTCTTCAATATAATCCCAAGGTTTATTGGTAGTGCCGTGGGTAACGGATGGCGCACCACCAAAATCTTCAATACCAGAAGGGTGTTTGTTAGGACGTTTTAGTTTCATACCTGCACGATTGTCTGCTGCAGAGATTGGCTTTATCATACGGTTGCCCATTGATTCTTCAGGGAAACCTAGCTCAACAATCTTCTGTAGCTCATCATCATCCTTGGGTACAAACACAGTATTGAACTGTCCTTCTGTACGTTCATGGTATTCTGAGTCATCTATGTTGTCCTCAAAGATACGTGCGTAATACAAGTCACCTTCGAATACACCATATTTAGTTTTCTTCTTAGCAGTCATTTATAAATCCTCTCTACTGATTCGTTTCATCAACATACACTCAATTACTTTCAATGTCAAGCAAAAAAGCATAGGTGATACTGCAAAAATCCATATCAATGAGTATCCTTCCAATTATATCCTATGTCAGTTGATCCTGCGAGTGGGCAGACCATACCAAACTTTTCACCAGTGTCAACAATGGATTGCCTTTGTATCTTACCTAGTAGTTCAGCGTCTTTCATCTGCCCACGCACTTCTGTTTGCCACTCATCATGGGGCCAAGTCACAAGCTTAAACTCAAGGAACTGTCTCTTAGCTTTGTGTACCCAATCAAGTGACGCATGTTTCATTATGGTTGACTCACCATTCTGAAGCATACCTGCTAGTGTCTTGTGTTCTGAAGGTACGTTAACCCTACGTCCATCAAGACCTTTGAAATACCCACGTTCAGCTATGCGTGGTATAACTTTCTTCTTTAGATCAGCAAGACCTTCGATTGATTGCATGAAGTTCTCTACTGCTTGCTTTGCTTCCTTCTGTTTGACCTTGAGTATCTGTGCTACCTTGGCATTACCTGCTCCTAGTAGGAACGCATAGATAAAAGTCTTAGCCATATCTCTAGTAACGTGTGACATACCTAGAGCCTTTCTGTTGAGGTTGTGTATGTCTGTCTCGTCTTCCTTTCTTCCTGACACAATAGCGTGTACGTATTCCTCTGACTTCATCAGGTGTGCAAGTACACGTAACTGGATACCCTCAGCATCCGTACCTACCAAGTAGCAACCCTTGGGTACACACCATAGCTCACGCATCTGACCATCGTATCTATCCTTAACCTTCTCAACGTCAGTCCTAGCCTCACCATGAAACTGTGCAGGAATGTTAGCTTGGTTAGGATTTCTGTGTGCCATCCTACCTGTCCATGCACCAACGTGAGTAAAGCTACCGTGAATACGTGAATCGTCACCACAGTGTCCTAGCCACTCCACTAGTGAGGATCGTCTACCTTCTAGTGTCAACCACTCTGCTAAACGTTTGCCACCTACAGGAGCAGTGTCAGGTAGTGTGTTAAGGTTTGCCTCAGATAAAGTCCATCCGAACTTAGCAAACTTCTGTCCTCTTTCATCCATTTTCTTCCTCACATTTTTCTAAATATTTAAGTGCATTAGTCAGACCTTCAACATTATCACCTAGCTTTCCTATACCAGTGTTACAATTTGGACACAACCATCCTCTAAATTT